GCCGAAGCCCATCCACCCCCTCCGTTAGGAGGACCTCACTGTGAGGTAACTCGGTGCTACTCAACTACCTCCTGGTAGAAGAAGTGTCGCAACGAGGTCACCGGTTCACGCACCTTGACCGCCCGGTAGATTGGGTGGTTAATGGTTCGCGTTGAGCTAACAACACAAACATCAGTGGAGCGCGCCAAAGATATCGACATATTCCGCACGTATTCCCTCGTGTCGGCAAGGTCTTCGGGGCCTGGGATTACCAGACCTGATTTCCAAACCGACCGTGGGGGTTCCGCGCGGCGTTCATTCGATAAATTTAACCAATGAATATACCCGCCAGCCCCGGTAGATCTCACCTTTGTACGCATTCGCAATGTATCGCGAGGCGCATTAGGAGTTACCAATCGGAGCTTGTTGGCATAATCACGGCCACCCCAAAACCTTGACGGGACCATATCGCGGAGCCAAACCCAGACGTCATAAACGTCCGGATCAAGCCCGCGAAAGTCCTCATACATGATGGCCCACTTGCGGAGACTATTCGCAGCGTGGATCACATCTGTAAGCTCTTTCAACGGAGCTTTAAGGTAAAATGGGGTTATGTCATGACCATTGGAGTAATGGCCACCACACGACTCACGAAAGGGTCCATCAACGAATGATTTAGAAGAATTAACCTCAAAACCAAAACAGTTCAGGACCCACATAAGATCGTGGGCAACAGCTGTAGGGACAATTAGATCGTCCCCATACACTGAAATGACACCTGAGATACCACGGTGGTACGCGGTTGCTTTCGCAAGAGCCCAAAAGAGTAAACTTTCAAGCTCGAACGTAAAACCGTTCCCCATACTGGAGAACATCTCATTCCGGTGTTCAACTCCGTCAATCACTGTTATAGGGCTCCGAAGAGCCTCAAGCAGTGTATACCAACACTCGGGTAGCATGAGCTCCACGAGACCTAGGGTAACGGAATCACTAGCTGACGACAAGTCTAACGTCGCCAACTGATTAGTGATTGACCCGAGCCTAGCGAACGATCGGTTTATCGACTGATCGTTCAGGTTGATGTTGACGGACCTCAAAGACGAGCGCAGGAGGTTACCTACGCCCTTTTGAAGGAACATATTGATATCGGGCTCTTTACAAGCGCAGCGATCAATATCGGCTTTCTTTGGGACGGTGAACATCACGTTACCTGGAACCAACTCATACGAGAGTCGGTCCCCAAATGACGCCCAACCTGGCATTTCTTCAGCGTACAGCTGTTGAAACAGAGCCAGTGCGGGCGCAGTAGCGTGTGCTTTCCCGAGGTACTTACCAGCTGGGAAGCTGGTTTTCCTATCACGACTCGTCGATGCTCCCCCGCTGAAAGTGCCGATTAAGGCATCCAGCGGAGGAACGGCACCGATCGTGGTCTCAATAAGATCGCGAGTCCAATCAACGAATTTGTCGTATCTGACCCGAGGCAAAATATGATAGCCATCGGGATAGTTCAAGATACGTTCATTCGTTGCCTCGTTGTTGCGTTCGGTCGCAAGCCATTTGTTAATAGCTCTTGTCCGTCGAACAGACGAAGGGTCCGTGTCGCGTGACACGAACTTACTCAGGAAGACCTCCTTAAGGTAGTCGGTTTTCACCGACCCCCCGGGGAGGTTTTGTATCCTGTGTATGAACTCGTTCGTTATTGAGTCGGGCATCCGTATATTCTCGTTCTTGGTGAACGGAGATTTGCGGTGTTTTTGTAACATTTGGTTCTCCATAATGTAAATGCTGTTCCGTCTTGGTAACAGCTAGAAAGGAAATCGCACCAAAGAAAATAACAACTGCAACTACAGCTGCTAAAACCAGCGATGCGAAGTAGGCCTTGGCCTCGCGCATTCAGTACACGCCTTGTAGTTTGACAACGGTATCATTGATCAGAATATTCGTCGGCGCAAGCGCCGATTGGATCATTCCGACAAGGTCTTTCCGTTCCTGTTCAGTCGAAGTTGACGCAAACGAGAAGTTAACGTCAGCAATCGCCTGTCGAGTAATGGTGGGGATGGTTACCCCATTGACCACTGAAGACTCAACCACTGGTCGAGTAAGCTGCACGCGGGCCTTGTAGGCCCCGCTAGCAGTCTTCTTCAGAGATACTGTCATCCGACTGTCACCGATAGGGACACCCGTGGATTCCACGACCGTACCAACGCCATCCACAATATCACGTGGGACGAAGGTATGGTTAGCGGGAGTCGCGGCACGATCTTGGAGGACCGCGTTTTGCAATTGTGGCATATTATTTGCTCCAATTCATTACGAGGGAATTCTCGCAATGGTACTAGTTAAGAACCCCCTAGCGGGGACCCTGAATAGCTCGGAAGAGTGCTAACGCATTCAACGAGCGGACAGTGGAGAACGGACTGTTATCTGCGTACAATTTTGGCATAGGCCAAGTTGTATAAGCGTAACGACGTAACCCATACCGTTTAAGGGTAAGAGTGCCATGGCGACGCATCGTGATCCCGGATGTAGGAATAGTCCTCATCTTCACAGAACCACCACAAATGACAGTGGAGTGTCCTCCTACGAACTTCAAACCCGCTCTCGCGGTCATCGCTTCGAGAGTGTTACCAATCGGCATGAACCAGTCGATAACAAACGAGAAAGGAACAAGTTCCCAACCCACACTCAAAGGATTTATCAACCCAAGTTGGTTGGCATCGCGCCAACGCGGAGAGTCAATTTCCGCTGTCAACTTAGTTCGAACCACCTGAGAGGCACGCCAAGATTTCGCAATCTTCGGCTGCCCTGTACCAGACCAGGTACTCTCATACTCGGCTTCTTTATCGGCCCTCCCTCTTGAGGTTATCAAGAAGGAATGTGTCTTCAGCATGTCTCGAAATGCGTTGTGCAGATCGTACAAGTCTGAAAGTAAGGGTTTCCACCCATACTGATATTCAAGCCATCGGTTCGCGGGATACCTCCCGGATAAAACTCGCTTCTTCTTCATGCCCAGGTGATAAGACACACCTGTCCAATTACCTCGCTTCGCAGCCCGTAGGGCCTTGAGTAGCTTGGTAGAAGTTTCAGCGAGCAATGAAAATGTCCGTTTTGCTTCTCCAAACATGATGCCGATCTGAGCCTTTTCATCGTTAAGATGATTAAGCGCTTTTACGACAGATTCATTGATAAGACTCTCGTCTACGTCAATGTCCATGTTGGTCCAATAAGATCCCATATTCGAATGTAGGATAGCGCCGCTTTGGTTTCCACCAATTAGGCTATATCCACTCGATGAGGATGTCTTATAAGAGAGCACGTCTTCCCACAATCGGATTTCACGCCGATAGCTCGAAGGGGCACGCCAAGGCGTACCTCCTCGTAGGAAGATGACCGGATTATTACTAGGATAAACCCGTTTGGCAGCGTCAGGTAGATACGCCCATTTGCCGGTCTGATATTGGTAGGGGTGCTTTGGCACCTCACCATACGACCAGTCATTATGAGGCGCAGCTAACTTTTCGACTTCCATTCGGACAATCCTTTCATAATTAAAGTCAGACAAGTGTTTGACTTCCGAATTCCTGCTGTTGCAGAGCTCCGAAAGGAGACCGAGCCC